CTCTGGCGCGGCATCGGCCTGCGGCTCGGGCTGAGGCGCGACCTGCTCGGCCTCGATTGCGCTGAATTGCTCGGCCAACAGCTCCTTGCGGCTGTCGCTGTCGACCTTCTGAATTTCGCTCATTCTATCTCCGGGGCTGCGACCGAAGCTCGGCCAAGATCTTGTCGGCCTGCTTGTCGGTCATGTTCCACAATTGTTCTCGCAGGCGCTTAATGCGCATTTCGCGGCTCGGCAGCGTGGTCTGCCGAGGCTTGGGCATTTCGTTTCCGACCTCGAAACAATTGTGTCGCTTGAGGTGCTCGCGATGCTGCGAACGGCTGGAGATCCACGATCCATCGGCCATCGACTTATAGCCACCGATGTCGGGCATCACCTGGACCTTCGCTTCGGCGCCGGGGTGCGCAACCGAGATCTCGATCATCTCACCGTCGCGCCAGACATATCGTGTTCTCATAGCAACAGCAGAACCTCCTCGTCGTCGGCCTCAATCGCGGCCTCAACCGCCAGCCGCTCGGCCAGCTGCTGCGCGCGCTCCAGCGTTTTGATCAGGCCGGTCAGCTCAATTGCGGGCGCGTAGATGATGCTGTCCGGATTGCTGATGCCTGCCGCCTCGACCAGCGCGACAACCTCGGGCTGGGGGTGCTTGCCCTCAACGATCTGCTCGTACAGGTCCAGGACGCGCTGGCGCCGAGCGGCTACGGCTTTGCGCTCTTTGCGCAGCCTCTTGCCGAGATAGTCACCATCGTGAGTGTCGTCGATGATGATTATCGCGCCGGAAGTCGCATCGGCAGACAGCGAAAGCGCGCCAAGGGTCGCTGTCAAGTCTGCGGTGACGGGCGTTGCCGTTGCGACGGTTGCATCAGCCGAAAGCGCGATGCCGCCAAGCGTGACGGTCAGATCGCCAGCGACGCCGGTTGACGCGTCGCCGGATAGCGTCAGATCGCCAAGCGTGACGGTCAGATCGGCGGTTACGCCGCTTGCCGCCGCGTCGAAAAGGATTGCTGCTGGCTGCCTTGCGCGGAGCATCTCAGTCCCCGATCAGCGGCGGGCGATTGGCGAAAGGGTGGTCGGCGGCGAGGGTGATGTTCCATTTCCAGGACAAATAACCCTCAAGAGCTTGACGTTGCGGATCGGTCATGGCTGACGACATCCACACAATTTCAAAAAATGTTCCGTCGTAATACTGACTACCGCCGGCCTGTCCGCCAATGTGTCCGATGCTTGCCGAACCTCCCGGCTGCCCTTGTGTTGCGGAATAAGTCCCGTCTGACAAACCATTTCGAAAAAACGAACCGCTATCCAGTCCATTCATGCAAAGCAAATACGGCGTTCCCGCAACAAGCTGAATTCCGCCGCTATAATCTACAGTTGACCATGTTCCCCATTTGTTTGCCCCGTTGTTCGAAAGAAGCATTGACCCGCTGCCAGAACTTGCTCCGGTTGCGCACAAGCCCCTAAAACTAACTCCGCCGCCAGTAATTCTTGGGCGGGTTGCGACAATCATTGAGCGGGCCGCAGTTCCTGCGTTATTTAACGCAAATGAATTGCCAGATGTGTTGACAATTCCGGGGAGGCCGTTTTGACTTATAGGATCTAAAGTTTGTATACCGCCGGTCGCGTTAACCCCATTTCCGCTTTTATCGGTCCATTGAGAAATGAATGAGCCAGAATAGGCGATTGTGGACAAATCCGCCGCGTCCCACCAAGCCGCAGGCCGCAACACATCAGGCGTCCAGAGCCGCCCCTGTATCTGCGCGGTCTGATAGTCGTTTGCGCCGCGCGGCATTAGACGCTCTGCTCGTTCCAGGGCCGGACGTACAGCTCATTGCCGGATGCGTTCAGCGTCACGCCGCTGTTATTGACCAGCGAGATCCGTAAGCTGTACGGCGGGATCGTGATGCGGATAATGTTGACCTTGGCCGATGCACCGCTGGTCAGCGGGATCACGTAAATGTCGCCGCCGATTTTGTCGCTGGTGTCGGTGCCGTCGTTATAGGTCACGCGCAGGCTGACGCTGCCGCCGGTCGATGGCGTAATGCTGCCAAGCTTAAGCGTCAGCAGCGCGTAGAAATCAAGGTTGGTGCTGTTGTCATAGGTGACGGTCGAGCTTTCGTTGTTATTCGCCAACGAATTCGCAACGGTCGAAAGGATATTGGAGGAGCGGGTTGAGGGCGTCGCCCATTTTGCGGTTGCCACAATTAACTCCCGTGTCCGTTAATCATCCAAACCGCAATCACGCGTTGGCATCCGTCAGGGTGAAGGTATTGATCGTGAAAGACTGGCCGGAGACGACCGACGTCGTGTTTACGATCATGTCGGCGCCGCTTGTGCCGACGGTGCCTTGAACGTGGCAAGTCGCCGCCGCGGAATCATACATGCGAAAATAGCCGGCAGTGCCGGTATTGGCCGCGCTGGCCACGGTCCATGTGCCGAGCTTGGTCATCGAGCCGGACGATGCCGCGTTGAAGTAATCCGAAGGCAGAGACAGCGTCGCGAGCGTCGTGCCGCTGTCGGCGGCCGCGCAATTTGCAGGCGGCGAGCCGGTGAAGATCTTGACGACCGCCGACGTACCGATGGTCGTTTCGATGCTATTCAGCCGCGCATTGCGGACCGTGGTCGAAAGCTGAACTGCCATTATTGCACCTTCACGATTTCAACGCCGACTGCGCGCCCATCGGGGCCGCGGATGATGCGTTTGGGCGCTGACATGGTCGCGAGCGCGTCTTGCAGGCGGCCGAGCGTTTCGCCGTGGCGATCCATCGCGGCGACCTCGACGCCCTGAATGCGCTCGATAAGCGCCTGCATTTGACGCGCGATCTGGTCTGCGATTGCGCTTGCCTGATGCGCCTGCGCCTCGATGCTCGGCACGTCCGCGCCGGCAGCGCCGATGCGCGCAACCATGATCTTGGTGTCGGCCTCCAGCTTGGCCTTCTGCTGCTCCAGCGCGACGGTCTGCGCCAGCTCCTCGGCTTTCAACGCGGCCTCGAAGCGCTGGCGCTGCTCTTCCATCGCGGCGGCACTCTGCGCCTTCATCTGCTCGATCTGGATGTCGGCCTGGATCTTGGCCTGCTGGATCTGCGCGTCAATCTGGGCTTTTTGTTGCGCCATTTGCGCCTCCTGCTGCGCGCGGATCGCCTCGGGATCTGGCGGCGGCGGCGCTGCGGCAGCCTGCTGTTGCTGCTGCGTCATCGAATCGAGCAGACGGTCGAGGGTGCCTTCGAGGGTGTCGGCCTGCTTGAAGGCTTTCACCCCGTATTTCATCAGCTCGACCACAATCGGCGCGGCCTGCGGAACCTGCTGCACGACCGGCAGGGCTTTTTCAAGGAACCCGCCATAGGCCGTCACGAACTCCAGCCGGTCCTGCTTGTTCTGGCTCTCGTCGATCTGGACAAGGCTGTCGGACGCAACGTCAATGCGGAAGTTGCGCAGCGGCTTGTCGCTGAGCAACTGAATGGCCTGCGGGATCAGCTGCTGGTCGGCAGGCGCCATCTGATTGGCGGCCGCGTACTGAAGCAGCGTCTGGGGCTGGAAATGCTGGCAGATGATCTGCGCTTTCAGGCGGATCAGCTCCGACGCAAACAGCGCGACCTCGTCCTGCATCGCGCGCAGGCGCAAGCCTGCGTACTGGCCCTTGATCTGCTGCGCGGTGGCGGTCTCGCTGGCTGCGGTCTGGCCTCGGATGATGTCCGAAATGCCGGTGATTTCGTAGATCTGCGCCTTGATCTGCTCGCGCGCCGTGTAGCACTGGAGCAGCGCCTGGGCGAGCGTGTCGAGCGGCAGAAGGTCGATGCTGCCCTTAAGGCCACCCTTCTCGCCGAACGCCATCCATTTGTCGACCGGGATCAGGGCGTTGTTGTCGCCTTCGGTCAGCAGGCGCTGGAGCGCGGGCTGCGACGCATCATAGACGCCGCGCATCCGGAGCGCTTTGACCAGCCCGTCAATGCGGTCGGATAGGATGTCCAGCTCGTTGGCCTGATCCTGGTAGAGCAGGAAATCCGGCACCGGCACGAGGTTGTCTGAGGTCGTGGTCGCGAACAGCGGCCGCGGGCAAGGGAAAAAGCCTTCAAGGCCGAGCGGGTCAGGGCGCTCGTCAATGAACTGCGCCATGCCCTTGTGGAGCCAATAAACGCGCTGCGTTTCCTTGTCCCAAAGCTCGCAGATCTTTGCCCGCGTCCCCTCGCGCTTCCGATTGGGGCCATCGAGATTATCAGGGCCGCTGTCGAGCGGGATTTTTTTGCCGGCGTCGCCAAAGCGCTCGATCAGCGCCTCGCGCGTCATGTAAACCCAGCGCCAGACCTGCGTGACTTCTTCCCAAGTTCGTGCACTGCTGTGGCCGAAATCCTTCCAGTGGACGTAGTCGACCGGCGCGCACTCGTATTCGATCTCTTCGGGCTGCTCGGCGCCGTCCGGCAGATTTCCGTCTTCGTCGACGTCCTCGGTGACCTGCGCGCCGTCCTCGGGCAGCCCCATTTCGATGGCGCGCATGTGCGGCTCGTAGCGTACCCACGCCACGCCGCGGCCGCCAAGGAAACGATCTTCCACCGCGTAGCGCATCGTCGCGCGGAAATCTGGGTAATGCTCGATTTCGTAATCAAGGGCGCGCTCGATCAACAAAGCGGCGACGCGCCCGACCTGATCGTTGTCGGCAAATCGGCGGCGGGCCGAGGCTTTCGGCAGGCGCGCGTAGACGGCCGGAATCAGCGTTTGGACGTTCGACCAGAGGATGTTGAACTTGACCGTCTCGTTGCCGCTTTGCGTGCGCGTGTCGTCGCGATAGCGCTTGATGATCTTGGTCGCGCGCTTCTGCCAGCGGTCGAATTCGTTCTCGTAGGTCGAGATCGCTTGCAGATATTTCTGGATGCCGGTTGGCTGAACGTCAGGCATTTGGCCTCCGGCGGAAGATCACGTCGCGATGCACATGCCCGGCGATCATGTAGCCGAGATCGGCCAGCATGGTGATGGTGTCGACGTCGGTGACGCCATAGCGCTCGCCCAGGCCCTTCAGTTCCAGCACGATGGTCGGCCAGCTGCGCTTGATCGTATCGAGCGCGCCTTGAACGGCGAAATGCTCGAAACCCTCGACGTCCAGGCAAAGCAGGTCGCAATCGTCGATCCCGAGGCTATCAATCCGCACGATGGCGAATTCGTCGCCGTCTTTGACGCGATGCGCACCGACGTTGTGCGGGTCGAAGCGGTCCATCGCGCCGGTCGAGGGCTGATGACCGAATGCGGCACGGTAGGCAATGACGTTGGCGCGCTCCTCGGTCGACAGGTGCCGGTTGAGGTTCTGCAGCAGCGCCGCGTGATTGTCGGCGTCCGGCTCGACCGTCACGACGCGCGCAAATTCCTTAGCCAGCGCGACCGGCCAGATGCCGATGTTCCCGCCCGCCTGAATCACCGTGCGGCGTCCCGAGGTCAGCGGCAGGATGTCGGTTTCAAGGTCGGTCACTTCGCGCAGAATGATCTCCAGCGCGACCTGATCGGCCTCGGGCACCCACCAGTTTTCACGCAGCAGCAAGGTCGACCTCCCAAGGCCGGGGCTTACCGTGGAAGATGATGACCCGCTCGTTCTTGGTCCGTTCGCTGGCCTTCCAGCTGCCGACGCAGCGCGGCGCGACGTCCTGCCAGAAGGCGAACTCGCCCGCGTAGTGCTGCTCCAGCCACTCCTGGTCGCCGCCCATGTAGAAGCGCGGCTCGGCGGCAAACTCGCGATAGAGATGCGAGACGTCGCCGTTCCACCACATCATCGACGACTGCATGGCGTGGCGATTGATGCGGCCGCGATAGAAGTCGCGCAGGATCACGAAATGGTCGTCGCCGGCCAGTTCAATGATCGGCGAGATGTCGCGCACGATCACGGTGTCGAGGTCGAAATACAGGACGGGGCCAGGGACCTTGAAGACTTCCATCTTGGCCCACCAGCCGGGCCAGTCATGGTCCAGCGCGATGGTTTCGCAATCGAGGCGCCCATGCAGGTCGGTCAGGCACACAAAGCGGTGCGCAGGCGCGAACTGAGCGCACTGATCGCGGAGTGCCGCGACATGCTCGGGCAGGTATTCGCCGCCGGAGCGCAGGACGGTGGCGATGGTGATCATCGCTGTGTGCGAGCGAACCGGGCCGCGAAGCTGTTCGGATCCAGTTCCATGCGGCCAAAGCGGCGCAGGGCGGCGGCCATCTGCTGCGGCGTCAGACGCGCGCCGGCGGTGGAGGCCTCACCGGGCGGCGGCTCGGCTTGCATGGGAGCCATCGTCGGCGCCATCGGGGCGGCCGCTGCGGTCAGCTCGGCCGCTGCGCGCGGGTCCATGCGATATGCCGCGGGCGGGGCGGGAGGCGGCGGCATGACTGGCGCGCTCGGGCGCGTGCCGGTCGGCACTGCCGCGGGCGGAGCCGGCGGCGGCAGCGGAACGGCGGTGACCGGGCCGGGCAGCGCAGGGCCGCGCATGGCGTCGGTCGGCAAGGGCGGCGCCATTGCTTCGGTTTCGGCGGGCATTGCGCCCGGCGTCGCGGCCGGGACCGCAGATCCGCGCAGGAACATGCGCCGTAGATCGTCGAGGCTGTAGCTCGCAATCGGATTGCCGACCGCGCGATCAAGCGCCGCCATGCCCTCGCCGTAGGCGCCCGGCGTGTTGATGCCCGCCATCTTGCGGTCGAATGCGTCCTGCTCTTCGCGGGTCATGGCCATCGGGTCAGTCCTTGTTGCGTGCGCTGATTGCGCGAGCCTTCGCGCGGGCGTCTTCCTTGCTCGACGCGCCCCAAGCCTTCAAGGCAAGGGCGAGACGAGTCGGCTTGCCGTTTTTCTCCATCGGGCCGGGCATGTTGCCCATGCGCGCGAGGAAGCTTGCGCGGCGCGGATTGTCGCCGCTTTTGACCGGAGGCTTAAGCGTGCCTCCGGTCTCAGCCTTGTAGCTGGCGCGGCCCTTGGCGTTCAGGCCGCCGGCCGGGTTCTTGCCTTCCTTGCGCTGCCACGCCGCAGACATCAGCTGAAGATCCCCACCGCCAGCACCGTTACGCCTGCGCCGGTCGTGATCTTCCATGCGCCCGTCGCCGAGCATGCGTTGATCTCGATTGAATAGACGCCGATGGGCGTGTTGGCCGGGATCGCCAGGATCGTGGTCGATCCGTCGATCACCGAGACCGTCGAAGTCGCCGCGGTCGCCACGGCGATGACGATGCGGTGCAGATAGTCCTGCGTCGCGCCGGTCGGACCGAGAACCTGATTGGTCTGCGAGGCCGCGACTGCTTCGTAGGCGTACTCGTAGGGATAGGAAACGCCGGACATGCGGACCTCTTCAGGACAGGAATCGGAGCTTGTAAAGCGTGCTGTCGATCAGCGACGCAATAGCGTCGATGTCGTTCTGCAGCTCGCTGCGATCAGGCAGTTTCTTGCGCGCTTTCTCGACGTAGGCTTTCTGGTCCTCGAAGTATGAAACCAGCGCCTCGGTGCCCTTCCCGCGCGGATTGTCCATGCGCGCCTGGAATTTGCCGACAAGGCCATAGCAGCCCTGGTAGCTTTCGACGACGGTATCGACGAGGCCCGGAATCGCCTCGTAATACTCGCCGAGCGCCTTGTGCGCAGCGTAGCTGCTCGTCGACCAGTGCATGAAATGGGCAGCGACGGCGGTGCAGAGCATGTGCCCGGCGAACTCGCCCATCGCGGCGTGGTATTCGGAATCGCTCATATCCTGGCGCTCCTGCGCGGCGCGGTCGACCACAGATCATTCAGGGTAGCGCTGTTCTGCGGCCCTATCAATAATGGCCGCTCGGCCGGCGGAGTTTCCACCTGCGGCTCCTCTCTCCAGGCCACCGCCATCATCCGAAAAGCGTCGGCCGAGTGCGAAGTCCAATCGTGCCGCGGCGAGGCCCGAAACGCGCGTTTATCCTCGTCATACTCGCGCTGGTATTGACGCAGCGCCTCGATGCCCTCGCGGCAGCGCTCGACGTCAAACCAGACGCGCGGCAGCATCAGGCGCGCGGCCTGTATGCCGTCCTGCACGCCCAGGTCCGGCACGATGTTGAACATCCCGATCCCACCCAGCAACGCGGCCAGCTGCTCGACCACGCTGCGGCCGCCCGAAGCCAATGTTTTCGCGCGCGCGTCGTGCGGAAGGTAATGCTTGCCATAGCGATACGGGCGCCCGGCCACGATCTCGGCTAGGTCTGCGACAGTCGAACCGCTGCTCGCGTGATGGTCGATGACATGGATCTCGCCGCCTGCGACTTGCCACCACCAGATCGCGGTATCATCTCGCCAGCCGATGTCCCACGCCGTGTAGACCGGCAGCGCCGGATCGTGCGGCACGGCGGTGATGCGCCCGGCGTCGAGCGCCTCGCGCATTTCGGTGCCGTAATAGGCGCCTAGGATGGCCGCGTCAAACGAGCATTCGTATTCCTGATCGTACTGATCCTGCGTCAGCTGCGCGCGCAGGGCGTGCAGCTCGGTCGGCGGCAGAATACCCGAGGCGCTCGCCGGCAGGCGCAGGCAGAACCAGTCGGGGCTGCGCTGCGCGGCCTCGACAACCTCGTAGAACTGATTACGCCCTTTGGGCGTGCCGCCGATCACCGCCCATCCCTGTCGGTCGCTCAGCGTCGGCCGGATCACGTTGCCCCAGACGCTCGGGCGGAAATCGCCGTACTCGTCGAGGTACGCGCCGTCAAAACCGAGACCGCGCATGGCGTCGGCGTTGTCGGCGCCGAATAGCTGGACTTTTGATCCGTTGTGCGTCGTCAGCGCAAGCTCGGCCTCATTGACGGCGGCGGTTGCAGGCGCCGCGAACCGCTTGAGGTAATCCCAGGCGACGCTTTTGGCCTGCGATCGGTACGGCGCGACGTAGGCGTAGTGCGCGTGCGGCCGCTGCGCGGTGATGGCGGCGCGGATCAGGTCGTTGACCGCGGCGACCGTTTTCCCGGCGCGCCGATGCGCGACGAGGCAGGCCCAGCGTTGGGTGCGGCGATGGAACGGCAGAAACGCCCGTCGAGGCGCGTAGGGCAGCTTGACCGTCTGAACGCGCGGCGCGCTCACTCGGGCTCGCTCCACTCGTAGCGAATCACCTGAGGGCCGCCCTCGGGGCCGGAGTTCTCGTGGCGCTGCGTCTCGGCCCAGCGCATTTGCGCTTTGGTCCACCAGATCATCGCCGTGGTGTCGCCCTGCACGACCGCCTTGTTGAACAGCGTCTTGGCGACTTGCGCCGAGGCCTTGGCCTTCCCGACAGCTAGCTCGGTCTTGTAGTACTTGCGGAGCGTCTCGTCGCTGATGCCGATCAGCGCCGCTATCTGGTCGTGCGGGAGGCCAAGGCCCGAGGCCTGCTCGACCTGGCGGCGACGTTCTTCGGTTGGCTTGTGCGCTGGCATGACCATGCGCGTAATTTAAGCCGAACGGATGCCGTTGAAAAGACGGCGCAGCGCGTAGGATCGAACCAGCGAAACGGCCGTGAACAACGCACCTATGGCAAAGCTGTCGAACGCGCTTGGATGCAGGCCGAAAAGCGGCAGGATGACCACGTTCGCGGCCACCGCCACAAGATAGCCAATCGCTACGTTGGCGATGGCCTCGACGGCGCTCATGCGGCGGCTTTGCATCGCTCGGTTGCTACGTCGGTAAAGCTGCGTCCATCGCCCTCAAGCGTGGCGGCTTGCCCGGTGAATTCCTGCCAACGCTTGATCGCGACATCGACATAGGCCGCATTCAGCTCAATGGCGTGGCAAGCGCGGCCCGTCATTTCGGCGGCGATGATCGTCGTGCCGGAGCCGGAGAACGGCTCGTAGACGGCCTGCCCAGGCGACGAGTTGTTCTCGATGGGGCGCTTCATGCACTCGACTGGCTTCTGCGTGCCGTGGCCAACGCCGCCGTCTTCACGAGCCTTGATCGACCACAGCGTCGATTGACTGCGGTCGCCTGCCCAGTGCCCCGTGCCCTTCACCGCGTACCAGCATGGCTCGTGCTGCCAATGGTAATGGCCACGCGACAGCGCGAAGCGATCCTTCGCCCAGATGATCTGCGAGCGAACCTGAAAGTCGCAGGCCTCAAGGCTCTCCTGCACGTCGCGCGCGAAAAGACCGGCGTGCCACACGTACGCGACCTCTCCAGGGAACAATGCCCACGCCTCGCGCCAATCGGCCTTGTCGTCGTTCATCACCTTGCCGAGCTTGCCCTTCGACTTGTTGACGCCGGCCTTCGCTCGCCACGCCGGGTCATACTCAACTCCGTAGGGCGGGTCAGTCACCATCAGGTGCGGCTTCACGCCGCCAAGCGCCTTTTCCACGATGAGGGCGTCGGTGCAGTCGCCGCAGGCCAGCCGGTGCCGGCCTAGCAGCCAGACATCGCCCGGCACCGAGACAGGATGCTCTGGCGCTTCTGGCACCGCGTCAGGATCGGTTAGGCCCTCAGTTCCCGGCGGCGCCATAAGCGCGTCAAGCTCTTCGGTGCTGAAGCCGGTTAGCGCCACGTCGAAATTGAGATCCTGCAGATCCTTCAACTCCAGGCGCAGCAGCTCCTCGTCCCAGCCCGCGTTGAGCGCCAGCTTGTTGTCGGCGATCACATAGGCCCGCTTCTGCGCCTCGGTCAGGTGCGCCAGCCGAATTGCCGGAACGTCCGGCATCCCGAGCTTGCGCGCGGCCAGAACGCGGCCGTGGCCGGCGATGATGCCGTTCGCTTCGTCCAGCAATACGGGATTCGTGAATCCGAACTCGCGGATGCTAGCGGCGATCTGCGCCACCTGAGCGTCCGAGTGGGTGCGGGAGTTCCGCACATATGGAATCAGCGCCGCAATCGCGACGCGCTCGATCTGGATCACGGCTCGTCTTTTGTTGGGCCAAACTTGCGGCGGTGATAGGCCTTCATCGCTTCTGCCAGCTTGCGGCCCTTGTCCGCCCGGTTGAAATCCCGCGCGACAGACTGCGGCACGCCAACGCGCGCAGCGAATTCGGGATCATGTGCAGCGGCGGCCATCATGCGCGCCTGCGCGGGGCTCTTGCTGGGCATGGGAAGATCCTAGGCGCTCCCCCACCCCCGCGTCAAGCGCATAGCGGCCATGCGTTCATTGCGTTGGTCCTGCGCCAGGCGCGCAGGCATGTTTTTTGGCATCGAAACCGGCGCCGAGGCGCCAACCCACGGAGACCACGATGACCCTCGACACCCGCCCCACCGCCCTGTATCGCACTTCCGGCGAGCGCGCGGTCCGCGCCCCGTCGCCCGCTCACGCCGCCTGGGCGCTGGCGAACC